TACTTGCGTGCCATGTGGGGGCTCCAGTAGTGGGGGGTGGGCAGTTTTCTCGGCATGCCCAGGCTCAAGCCACAGGAGAATGAAGACTCGGGCGTGTGGCAGATCAGAACTTCTCGGCGCAGATGGGTCCGATGCCGCGCTCGATGGACTCGGGGTCGGTCAGGTCGCGGCCGCAGATGGCGCAGTTGCCGCTGGCCTTGCCATACAGTACCGCAGCGCGCTCGGGGTCCGCCTCGATGGCGAGCAGCGCGGCCAGGACCTCGGCACCCTGGGCCACGCTCATGCGCCCGGCGAACAGACTCAGCACGCCGCCCTCGATCTTGCCGACGACGCCGTCCTGGCTGGGCAGCTTGACCCAGCACAGGCTGTCGCCGTTCTTGCGGCTGATGTTGACGCCGTTGAAGCGCAGCTTCGCCAGCCGCTGCATCAGGTCGAAGAGCTTGGGAAGGATGATGGCAGCCGGCACCGGCTTGGGAGCCGGGGCGGGTGCCGGAGCCGGGCAGACCGGGGGCACGTAGACGGTGGCGGGCTGGCGCGGCAGGCTCCACTCGATCAGCTTGTCGGCGTAGCCGGCTTGCTTCTCGGAGACGAACGAGCCGAATCGCTGCAGCTTGGCGGCCATGTCCAGGCAGGTGTCGGACTTGCCGGCGGCGAAGTCGTCGCGGCGGATCGCCCAGCGGGCGGCAGCTTGCTCCAGGGCGGCGATCTTCTGGGCGACGGCCGACGGGGCCGGAGCCTGGGCTCGCTCCTGGCGAGCCTGGGCTTGGGCGTTGACGGCGAAGTTGGCGGGGTTGAAGTTCATCGTGTGCTTTCGTTGGTTGCCGGGTTGGCAGGGCCATTCTAAGCCCTGGGCTACAAAGCTGTCAACCCCCCTGGTGACGCTTCCACCATGCACGCATCTCGACGGGGTCGTACCACGTATTGCGCGGCCGGTTGGCGTGCTTCAGTACCGGCGCAGGCGGGCTGCACGTCGAGTGCTTCAGGCAGAAGTTGAGCCGCTGCGCCGAGACGCCAAGCTCCTCGGCCATCTCTCGCAAGGTGCGCAGCGGCGGCCGGGCCGGGTGGGCGTGGATCGGCCAGTTGGAGGGCCAGTGCTTCATTTCAATTCCCCGTAACGAAATAGCCCCAGGTGTGAGCCTGGGGCTTGATGTCAGACGATGCAAAGGACGCCCAGGCAGGCGATCAGCCAACCGATTGCCAGGGCGGCCAGGAACGCGACGGTGGACAGCAGCCGCAGCCGGCCAGGGCGCGGACCCTCGATGGCGCAGGCGTAGGCGGCGTCCGGGACTTGCTCGCCGATGCGCCGGCTGAAACGCCAGTTCACGAGGTTGTCCATGTCCACGGTGGCCGAGCCGAACTGGTGCGCTCTCATTGGCCGCCTCGCTTGTCGTTGCGCTCGGCCTCGTCCCAGGCACTGCGGGTGGGGCGACGCGACTGCTCGATGCGGGACTGGTGAATCTGCCGGATGGCCTCGATGGTGCGCCGGTCGCGCTCGCGCCGCTCGGCGTACTCGGCCCACTTCTGCCAGAGCCCGCCGACGATGAAGCCGGCGACCAGGGCGCACATGCACAGGATGTTGATGAACTCGGTTGTCATAGGTCCCCCGAGGCAACAACGCGGATGAAGGCATGCGCCACCTTGGGCGGCAGGTTGGACGCCATGAGGAGGTTGGCCTTGGGCGTGCGCCGGGCGGCCAGGATGACGAACCCGACGGCCTGGGGCTCGATCCGCTCCAGCAGAGCCTGCAGCCCGGCCGCCGCGACCTTGATGGCCGTGTGGACGGGGTCGCCGCTGGCCTCGCCCTCGCCTGGGGTGAGCCCGGCGTTCACGTTCCGTTCCTCATGGCGGCCGCCTCGATGCGCTGCAGCCGGGCGATCTCGGCGACCGCGCACTCGGTGCCGGTCATGGGCAGGGTGAAGGCTTGGTTGTTGTGCTTGCGCAGGGTCTCGAAAACGGCGGTCCAGGCGCGTTCGACGGCCTGCAGCCGCGAAAGCTCGCGGTTGTCGATGGTGGTATGGGACAGGCTCATTGCGTTGCTTCCGTAGTGGTGGGGTTGGTTGCGGTGGCGGCCAGGACGACGCCGTGCGTGCTGCTGCCGAAGAGGGACTTGCGTCCATTCAGCGGCGGGGTCACGACCCAGCGGCCCTTGAGCGGCCGCTCCTGGTGGTCGCGCACGATGCGGTCCACGTCGATGTGATACACGCCTTCGTGCATGTCGATGGATACGACCTTGCCTTCCAGGTAGCAGGATCGCTCGCCTGGGAAGTCGTACGACCGCACACGGGTGCCGACGGGAAAGTTGCGGGGGGTGGACATCTGCTGTTGCTCCTGATGGTTGGCGGGGTGGATTCTGGGGGCTGCAGCCTGGGGGTGTCAACCCCCGGCTAGCAATTCACCGTAACGTAATGGCGTCAGCCGACGCTGCTGCGGACGGCCCTGGCGCGCAGCTTGACGTCCTTCTCGACCACCGGCTCGATGGAGATGGAGCAGCACAGCCAGTCCAGGCGAGTGCCGCCGGCAGCCTTGCGTGCGAGGTCCAGGGACGAGTGGAACGACACCACCCAGGGCGTGGCACGCTTGATTGCCACCCTGGCGATGAAGCTGGCGTCGTAGCCGGCCTTGCTCCACTTGGCGGCGTAGTCGGCCGCCCGGAAGGAGTGCGCCACCAGGGCGTGGGTGTAGGCGTTCTCGGTCTTGCGGGTGCCGACCAGCAGGCCGGCGTGGAACACTTGCAGGGTCTTCATGCTTTAAAGCTCCAGGTTACTTGACAAGGGGAAACTCGGCGTCCAGGGCGGACAGGTCGGGCTCGGTCGGGGCGGTGCGCTTGCCGGCGGTGAAACGGGCATCCTTGATGGCCCAGCCGCCGACACCGGCCTGCACCCAGTTGCGGTTCGCCAGGGCGAAGCGCAGCAGGTTGTTCACGACGTGGGTCTCGTCGCAGTCGTACATCTCGGCCAGCTTGGCGATGGTGGCGGCGGCCTTGCCGTCGATGCGCAGGGTCTTCACGGCATTGTTGGCACGCCACGCCTTCTGACGCTCGGCCTCGCTCGCGTACTTGGCCGGGCGGCCACGCTTGGCCGCAGGCTTGACCGGGCCGCACAGTTCGGGCATCGGGCCGACGAACGCTGCTTGGCTGATGTTCTTCATGTCTTCAAACTCCGTTTGGTTGGTGGCTGTCAAGCCTGAATTCTACAGAGATTTGAGACCCAGGCTTACTTTATTTTGCGGATGCGTGATTTTGTTGGCACTACTCAGCACCAGTCAGCACCAGTCAGCAGCACTAGTGACGATTTGGCCCTCTACGCCCGGTAGCACCAGTCAGCACTAGTCAATTATTCTTAGTTATGCGAGAGACGATAGGAGAGCGGACCCCCTTGCAGGCGGCGGACAGGCGGCGGTGTTATTTATTGCAGAACTGCCAAGGAATTTAGACTGGTGCTGAGTGGTGCTACCGGGCGTAGAGGGGGTTTTTGGCACCAGTGCTAGATGGGTGGTGCTGGCTGAAAATGGCCCCGAATCGGCGTTTGGGGTGTACATTTCGCGCCATGTCAACCCCTGACCCGAGCGGAAAAGTAGCCCCGTCTGGAACTGCGCCTTTAAAGAAACGCGGCGGCAGGAAACCGGGCGTGCCCAACAAGGTGACCACGACCTTCCGCGAGACCATCACCCGGCTGCTTGAGAGCAATGAGAAGAACTATGCCAAGTGGGTGCGTGAGATCGCCGAGGGCTCGCCAGACGTGCGCGATGCGGACGGCAAGCTCGTGCGTGCCGGGCGGCCGCCTGACCCGGCAGGAGCGGCCAGGACGGTCGCCATGCTGGCCGAGTACGCTGCTCCCAAGCTCAACCGCAGCGAGATCGCAGGCGATGGCGGCGGCCCGCTGACGGTGATCATCCGGGAAGAGCAGTGATCGCCTCGACCCTGGCAGCCGAGCATTGCGTTACTGGTAGGTGCGCGACTGGGGCTTTAAAGACTCACGACTTCTACGCTGACGACCTGCTGGTCGGCGAGGTCACACGCTGGCTCATGGACCAGCGGCGCATCGTGCTGCAACTGTTCATGCTCTCGCCGGACCAGCGGCTGCACAGCACCGAGGTGCTGCGCCGGTCCATCCGGCCCAACAGCTTCCTGCACCAGGGCGCACGCATCGTGAGCCTGGGCTGCGGCGTCGGCGGGATGGAGTTCTACTGGCAGATGCTGCGGCCCGACCTGCGGTTCACCCTGGTGAACCAGAGCAAGGCGCAGCTTGACCTGTGCGTGTGTCACGGCGAGCGGTGGCTGGGCGACCTGTGCGACTTCCGCATGCGGCCACGCGAGCGCGCCATGCTCGTGGTGCTTGCCTACGTGCTGGGCCATGTGCGGCTGTCGGCGGCGATGAAGGCAGCGCGCAAGGCACTCGCACCCGGCGGCCGCGTGATCGTGCTGGACGTGTGCGACGCCTCGCACCGCTTCGGCGAGGTGCTGCGGTACGCTGCGCCGACGTCGCAGGCGATGCGGCGCGTCGGCCTGCGGCGTGAGGACATCCCACGCGATGCGTGGCACGAGCAGCCGCCCGACGTCCTCGGCCGCGAGGCTTACGATGTGCTGCCCGAGGCGAGCCCAGGCATGTGGATCGGCGAGGCGTAACCTGGAGGTACATCATGATCGCGATGCTCATCACGCTGCTGGTGCTGGTGCTGGTCTTCGGCGCGCTCGAATGGCTGACCGCACGCTGCCGGCCCTGGCTCACGACGAAGGAGGACTAGACCATGATCGAGATGCTCGTCACGCTGCTGATCCTGGTGCTGGTCTTCGGCATCCTCTGGTACGTGTTCACCGCGCTGGTCCCGCTGCCGCCGCCCTTCGGCATGGTGGCGCGGGCGATCATCGCCCTGATCTTCGTGCTGGTGCTGATCGGCATCCTGTTCGGCGGCATCGACCTCCCGATGGCACGCTGGAGGCACATGTGACGCCACTGCTCTCGTGCGTGGACGTCAACTGGTGGGTGGTCTCCGGGCTCGCCGTCGCCTCGGTCATCGAGGCTCTGCTTGTAGCCCTGGTCGTCCACCGCGTCTCGCGCCGCAAGGGCGACCTGTCCTACGACCTGTGCGAGGACGTCATCGTCAAGCTGCGCTTCGACAGCACGCTGACGAAGGCGCAGATGCACGGGCAGTGCAAGCGCATCTGGGACGCGGCCCATGCCTGACATCAGCCTGCCCAACGGCTTCACGGGTCGCCCGCCCCAGCGCGACCTCATGCGCTACTTCGACAAGGGCGGGCTGCGCGCTGCGGCCTGCTGGCCGCGCCGCTACGGCAAGGACCTCACCATGCTGCATCAGGCGGCCAAGGCGGCGTTCAAGCGGCCGGGGATGTACTTCCACATGCTGCCCACCCACAAGCAGGCTCGCAAGGTCGTCTGGGACGGCTTCGACAACCTGGGGCGTCGCACCCTGGACCAAGTGTTCCCTCGGGCTCTGCGCGAGGACACCAACAAGACCGAGATGAAGATCACCCTGGTGAACGGGGCGATCTGGCAGCTTGTAGGCTCGGACTACTTCGACCACCTCGTGGGCTCCAACCCGTTCGGCATCACCATGAGCGAGGCGGCACTCAGCGACCCCAGGGCGTGGTCCATGTTCCGCCCCATCCTGGCCGGCAACGACGGCTGGGCGGCGTTCATCAGCACACCTCGGGGCTACAACCACTTCCACGACCTGATCCAGTTGGCGAAGACCAGCGACCACTGGTTCCACTCGCACCTGGGCGTGGCCGAGACCAAGCACATCCGCGAGGAGGTGCTGGAGGACGAGCGCAGGGAGATGCCCGACGAGTTGTACCGGCAGGAGTACGAGTGCGACTTCTCGGCGGCCAACGTCGGCGCGATCTTCGGCCGCTACGTCGAGCAGGCCGAGAAGCAGGGCCGCATCTGCCCGGTCGAGGACACGAGCGACGGCATCCACGAGGTCTGGGTCACGTCCGACATCGGCTACCGCGACAAGGCGGCCTTCGTCTGGTGGCGCAGGATGCGCGGCGGCGTGGAGATCTTCCACTACGACGACGGCAGCGGCATGGACGCCGAGGAATGGATACCCAGGCTTGCCAAGCAGCCCCACGCCGACGTCCTGGTCCTGCCGCACGACGCCAGGGCGAAGAGCTTCGCGTCCAAGAAGACCGTTGTCGAGACGTTCCTGCAGGACCGGCCGTGGCCCGGCTGCGACGTCCGGGTCAACGAGCAGCGCAAGAAGTCCGACAGCATCAACGCCGGCCGGCTGATGCTGCGCCGGGTGCGGATCAGCAACAACGAGGCGTGCAAGCCGCTGCTGCAGGCTCTGCGGGCGTACCACTTCAAGTACGACGAGGAGACGAAGACCTTCCGCGCCGAGCCCGAGCATGACTGGAGCAGCCACCCGGCCGACGCTTTCATGGAGGGTGCGGCCAAGCTCGTCGTCCTGGAGCCGGCCCCGGAGCCCAAGAAGATCATCATCCCGTCGCTGACCCACTCGTTCCACCTGGAGCAACTGTGGAGTACCGTCGGGCCGCAGCACCATCAGGGAAGGCTTTAAAGATGGCTACCTATCCACCCGCTCCAACGCCCGGCGCGCCCGGCCAGCCGGCACCTACTGGTAGCGCAAAGCCCGACGACGGCAAGCAGTACCAGGACACCAGGGAGCCCAGGAAGCCCGGCGACCAGTCGCTGGTGCCCGAGCAGTACCGTGGCAAGAGCCCGACCGAGTTGGCGCAACGCTGGGAGAAGGAGCTTCAGGCTGCGAAGAAGGAACTGACGAAGTTCCACACGACGGGGCGCAAGCTCGTGCAGCGGTATCTCGATGAGCGGGAATCTGCGGCCTTCGACCAGTCGGACAGCAAGTTCAACCTGTTCTGGTCCAACATCGAGGTGTTGAAGAGCAGCCTGTACGCCAAGCCGCCCAACGTGGACGTGAGCAACACCCACAAGGACAGCGAGGACGACGTCAGCCGCGTGGCGGCCAACATCCTGCAGCGGCTGCTGAACAACGACTGCGAGGACGACGACGAGTCCACCTACCCGGACATCACACGTCAGGCGGTGAGCGACTACCTGATCGTCGGCCTGGGGCAGGTCTGGTACAGGTACGAGGTCGAGACCGAGGAGAGCGAGGTCCCGGCCACCACCGACCCGCAGACCGGGCAGGTGCTGTCCGAGGCGGTGCCGTACGAGGCGATCACGTCCGAGGACGCGCCGGCAGACTACATCTACTGGGAGGACTTCTGGTGGAGCCCGGCCAGGGTCTGGCAGGACGTGCGCTGGGTGGCGCGGCGGGTCTACATGAACCGCGAGGAGCTGATCGCCCGGTTTGGCGACGCCATCGGCAAGGACATCCCGGTCAGCAAGCAGCGCAGCAAGGGAGACGCCCTGGGGCAGATCAACGACCCCTGGGAGAAAGCCGGAGTCTTCGAGATCTGGGACAAGACCACCGAATGCGCCTACTGGCACGTCCTGGGCTACAACGTGATCTGCGACTACAAGGAGGACCCGCTCAAGCTCAAGGGCTTCTTCCCCTGCCCGCAGCCGCTGATCGCCAACCTGACCACCTCCAAGGTGATGCCGCGCGGCGACTATCTCCTGGCGCAGGACCAGTACCAGCAGATCGATGAACTGACCACCCGCATCAAGTACCTGACCCGGGCTTGCAAGGTGGTCGGTGCCTACGACAAGAACAGCACCGCCATCGGCCGCATCTTCCAGGAGGGGATGGAGAACCAGATGATCCCGGTGGACAACTGGGCGGCGTTCGCCGAGAAGGGCGGGCTGAAGGGTCAGATGGACTGGGTGCCGCTGGAGGTCATCGCCCTGGTGATCGAGAAGCTCACCGTGCAGCGCGACACCATCAAGCAGGCTCTGTACGAGGTCCTGGGCATCGGCGACATCATGCGCGGCATGACCAACCCGGACGAGACCCTCGGGGCGCAGCAGTTGAAGGCTCAGTTCGGCGGCAACCGGCTGCAGTTCAAGCAGCAGCAGATTGGAGCTTGGGTCGCTGGCGGCCAGCGCATCCGGGCGCAGATCATCTGCGACCGCTTCCAGCCGCAGACGATCATCGACCGCTCCAACATCATGCACAGCCCCGACGCTGCCGGCGCGCAGGCGGCCGTGGCGTTCCTGAAGCAGGGCGGGGACAGCAAGTTCTACCGGATCAGCGTGGAGAGCGAGACGATGGCGATGGTGGACTGGGCGCAGGAGCGCGACAGCCGCACCCAGTTCATGCAGGCCGTGGGCACCTTCGTCCAGTCGGTCACGCCGCTCATCCAGTCCAGCCCCGAGGCAGCCCCGGTCGTCATGCAGTTGATGAAGTGGGGCTTGGGCGGCTTCAGGATCAGCAAGGAGATCCAGACGGTGCTGGATCAGGCGGTCGCGGCCGCGTCCCAGCCGCCGAAGCCGCCGACGCCGACTCCGGCGCAGCAGGTCGAGATGGACAAGACCAAGTCGGAATCGATCAAGAACAAGACCCAGGCAGTGGAGAACCTCGCCAAGGCGGCGACTCACCACCATTCCATCCTGATGAACCAGCAGGCTGGCAGCATCATGGGTCCAGGCGGACCTCCGCAAGGGGGTGGCCCGCCGCCTGGGGCTGGCGGGCCGCCTCCGCAAGGCGGGCCGCCGCCGCAAGGTCCACCTCCCGGGGCCGGCGGGCCGCCCCCAGGCATGCCCATCCAGTAGGAGAACGTCATGAGCAAGAAGCAAGTCGAGCAGCAGGCCAGGGAAGACTACGTCGAGGAGGACAAGGCCGACCTGGAAGCCCAGGCGAAGCTGCAGCAGCAGTACATCGCCGAAGCCCTCGCCGAGTCGAAGCCTGAGTCCACCTTCGTCGGCGTCCCCATCGCCGACGTCGAGATGCCAGCCCGGTTCACCAACGGCGGCGCGACCGCCGAGGAGCGCGACGCCTGGATCAAGGAACACGGCTATGTCAGCCCTGCTTGATGCGCTGCGCGACCCCACGTTCCGGCGGGACGTGGGCCAGGGCACGACCGACGCCCTGAATCGCGGCCTTGTAGCCCAGACGCTGGGTGCGCCCGTGGACATGGGCAACACCCTGCTCAACCTGGGCAAGGCCGGCTACGGCTACGCCGGGCACAAGCTCGGGCTGCTCAAGACCGAGGACATGCCCCAGCTTGACGAGAAGCCCGCCGGGGGCAGCGAGTGGTTCGGCGACCTGATGCAGAAGCACGGCATGGTGAGCGGCAACCGCAACCCGGTCGCCGAGACGATAGCCGGCGGCGTGCTGGCCCCGCTCGTGGGCGCGGAGATGCCCAAGCTCGGAGCCGCAGCCTTTAAAGCCGAAGAAAACCTCGCCTCGCCGCGCGACATGAGCCCCTGGGGCCGGCAGCGTGGCGCGGTGTCGTCGGCCGGGCTGTCCGAGATGCCGATGCCGTCGGACACCAGCAAGGCCGCCGCCGCCGCGTCCAAGGCGACGACGATGGCGTCCGGCCGGGCGCGGCTGCTGCGCGAGGGGCTCGACCCCGAGAACGCGACGGCTGCGGCCGTGGCGTCCGCCGGCCGGCCGAAGGGCATCGCCACGGTGCAGGACCCGCAGCGGGTGGCCTATCCGGGCGTCTATGACAACCCCAGGGATCTCGTGGCGCGTGCCAAGGTCGCGCCCGAGGACCCGGCGATGAAGCAGCTTTTCGGCGTGGACCGGGGCGATCTGCTCGGGATCTCCGAGGGCGGCTCCCGCCAGGGCACCACGGCCGAGCGGCCCTACTTCGCCAGCGAGCGCGGCAAGCCCAACGAGGCCGCCCTGGCGGTGTCCAACCCGCGCAACATCCAGCGGCTGCAGGACATCACCCACGAGGCACTGCAGCGGCCCGATCTGGCGCAGGGGATGCTGCCGTGGTACGTGATGGACCCGATGTACCAGCACTACGTGCGCCTGTGGGGTCCCGAGCGTGCAGCCCAGGAGTACAACCGGTTCAACAACTTCACCGGCATGTCCAGCCCCAGCAGCGAGGTCCTGACCGAGCTTCGGCGCGGCACTGCGGCGAACCGGCTGGAGGGCGAGGGCCGCTGGAACGACTTCGTCAAGTACGGTGGGATGGACTACCCGCAGCGTGTGAAGCTGCTGGCTCAAGGGCAGTTCCCCCAGGACATGATGCACATTCCAGGGCACATGAACCACATGACGGCGCACGTCAAGCCGATGCAGACCATGATCGAGAACAACATGACGCCCGACATGGGGAGCGCGAAAGTCCCAAGCTACATCACCGCCAGCGGCGTCCCGGAGACGGGGTTCCAGACCGCGCACCCGATTGGCGACGCCCACTTCTCGCGCATCGTCGGCCTGCCCGATACCCGCAACTGGAAGACCACCAAGGGCGTGCTGGACGTGCCCCGCGCCAGTGCCACCATTCCCGAGATGAAGATCGTGGGCGACATGTTCCGCGAGCGGGTGGCCGAGCCGATGGGCGTGAGCGGCGTCGGCGGCCAGGGTCTGGTCTGGGGCGCGGGCTCGCACGCCACGGGCGTCAGTTCGCCCATCGGCGCACCCAAGCTGGAGATGATCTCGCAGTTGATCATGCGCACGGCCAAGCGGCTGGGCGTGAGCCCGGAACAGGCACGCGACATGGTGATCATGCGCAAGGCCGACCTGGGACGCGCCACCCCCGAGGCGATGGGGCTCGCAGGTGCCGGGGCTGCCGGAGCCGGAGCCCTGGTGAACGCTCTTCGCGACGACTCAGGAGGACCCTGACATGCCCTCATCGACCCCCAAGCAAGCCCGGTTCATGGCGGCCGTTGCTCACGGCTGGAAGCCCGACAAGGTCAAGGCACCGCCGACCGAGGTGGCCGAGGAGTTCAACGAGGCGGACACCGGCAAACCCGTGAAGAAGCGCAGCCCGCACCAGACGGCGGCCATCGTGCGCAACCTGCGCGGAGGGACGTGATGCCCACCTACGCCTTTCGCTGCGGCCAGTGCGCGAGGACCCTGGAGGTCTTTCGCACCATCGGCGAACACGTCGCCAACCCCCGCCCGCTGGTGTGCTGCGGCGAGGCCGCCGACCGCTACTTCCCGCCGACCGGCGGCAACGCCCTGGACAACGTCCTGGCGGGGGACCGGCAGTACGAGGGCATGGTCGCAACCGACGGCACCGACATCGGCAGCCGCACCAAGCACCGGGCGTACATGCGCCAGCACGGGCTGACCACGGTGGATGACTTCAAGGAAACCTGGAAGAAGGCCGAGCAGGAGCGGGTCGCCTACCGCACCGGCAAGGCCGGAGGAGCCGTCTCCAGGGACGATCTTGCCCGCGAGTGGCAGCGTCGGTACGGCTGACCCGTTTGGCAATTTCGTTACGGTTAACTACAAGGAGAACCCTCAATGGCCCTCGACAACGAGCCTGAACTGTCCCCGTCCGAAGACCTCCGCGCCACCATCGAGAGTGCCATCGACGGCGGCGAGCCCGCCTCGACCCCGCCCGCAGCGGAGCCGCCCTCGACCCCGGCTGCGGAGCCGCCCAAGGAGCCCGTCCAGGCCAGGGAAGGCCGCGACGGGCTCGGCCGGTTCGTGGCGAAGAAGCCGTCAGAGGCTCCAGGAGCCCCTGAAGGTGCGCCAAGCACCCCTACCCTTGCCAAGCAGCCGATCGCCTCGCCTGCGCCCGCCACGCCAGCCCAGCCGGCAGTTGCGGCACCCCAGTCCTGGTCGCCGACGGCCAGGGAGCATTGGAAGACCGTCCCGCCGGCCATCCAGCAGGAGGTGGTCCGGCGCGAGCAGGAGATGGCCCGGTTCGTCAACGACGTCGCCCCGGCCCGGCAGCTTGGAGAGCGGTTCTACCAAGCGATCCAGCCCTACATGGCGACCATCCAGCAGGAGGGCGTGGACCCGCTGACGGCCGTCACCAACCTGATGAACGTCACCCGCACGCTGCGCTCGGGCACGTCCTACGAGAAAGCGCAGACGGTGGCTTCGATAATCAAGGTCTACGGGGTGGACATCCAGACCCTGGACGCGGCCATCGTCGGCCAGCCGATGCCCCAGCAGCAGCAGGGACCGGACATCAATGCTGCGGTGCAGCAGGCACTTGCGCCCCTGTATCAGGCCGCCCAGGCGCGGCAGCAGCAGACGATCCATCAGGCCGAGGGCGAAGCCCGCTCGGAGCTTGAGGTGTTCGCCGACGACCCGGCGCACGAGTTCTTCCAGGATCTGCGCGGCGAGATGGCCGACATCATCGAGGTGGCAGAACGCCAGGGCAGGCAGATGTCCCTGGCCCAGGCTTACGAGCGGGCAGCCATGTTGCACCCCGAGGTGTCCAAGGTTATGCTCGCAAGGCAGCAGGGTAGCAACGCCCGGCAATTGACCCAGAACGCCCAGCGGGCACGTTCCGCAGCGGTATCGGTCAAGGGCGCGGCACCTGTTGGCAACCCGGTCGCGAGCGAACCGACGTCGATACGCGACAGTATCGAGGCGGCCATCGCAGCGCACTCGGGATACTGAGGTCCGTAGAACCGGGCCGGGGGAAGTAGGACCGTCAGGCCACCGACACCCCCAGGCCGACGGCCATCGAACGACTTCGGATGAACGGCGGGGCTTTAAAGCCCCAGGCATAACTTCATTCGGAGAAAACGATGACCTTCCCAAACGTCTCGGACATCGTCACCACGACGATCCAGTCGCGCACCCGCAAGATCGCGGACAACGTGACCAAGAACAATGCCCTGTACATGCGCCTGGACGAGCGGGGCAATCGCAAGCCGTTCTCGGGCGGCAATGTGATCTACCAGGAACTGTCCTTCGCGCAGAACGCGAACGGCGGGTGGTACTCGGGCTACGACCTCCTGCCGGTCGCTGCCTCTGACGTCCTGTCTGCGGCCGAGTTCACCATCAAGCAGCTTGCCTGCCCGGTGACGATGTCCGGCCTGGAGGAGATCCAGAACGCCGGCAAGGAGCAGATGATCGACCTGCTGGAGGGTCGCATCACCGTGGCCGAGTCAACGATGGCGAACCTGATGGCCGAAGGCATCTACAGCCTGGGGACCACGTTCGCGGGCAAGAGCCTGACCGGCCTGGGCGCGGCAGTTCCCGTGGACCCGACGACCGGCACCTATGGCGGCATCGACCGCAACTCGTGGCCGTTCTGGCAGTCCAAGGTCGTGCCTGCCGGCGTCGCGCTGACGTCGTCCACGATCCAGGGTGCGATGAACGGCCTGTGGGCGAGCCTCGTGCGCGGCACCGACCGTCCCGACCTGATCGCCTGCGACAACGTCATGTGGAACCTGTACATGGCGTCGCTCCAGGCGCAGCAGCGGTTCACGTCGCCTGCAGTGGGCAACCTGGGGTTCCCGTCGCTGAAGTTCATGGACGCCGACGTGGTCCTGGACGGCGGCATCGGTGGCTTCTGCACCGCCAAGACCATGTTCATGTTGAACACGAAGTTCATCTTCCTGCGGCCGCACTCGGCGCGGGACATGGTGCCGCTGAACCCCAACAAGCGGTACGCCGTCAACCAGGACGCTGAAGTCAGCATCCTGGCCTGGGCGGGCAACCTGACTTGTTCGGGCTCCCAGTTCCAGGGTCGGCTGATCTCGGCTTAAACGCCTCCTTGACACCGGGGCTACGGCCCCGGCTTTTTTACCAGGAGTACACCATGCCCGCAGGACTTCCAGGCGACACCGCAGTCAACAACCTCGCCAACCCGAATGCCGGGCGTGCGGTCATCTTCGATCTGCTGTCCGGCCCGAAGGGCTCGCCCCTCGACCGCGACGTGCAAGTGCCGTACAACGGCAACCCCTATGGCTCGGGCTTCAGCGCGAGCGGCGAAGCCTCGACGGGTGGGCTGTCCAACGGGATCGGTTTCGGCTCGCCGCCAATCATCGGCTTGACGGCTCCGACCAGCATCGTAGCCGCAGGCTTTAACGACGACTACATCCCAGGCGTGACCAAGCCCGACGGCACGGCTGGCGACTCGACCATCATGTACATCGGCGGGGGCAAGTCGAATTCCCTCGGTGTCCCGGTGCCCTACACCACGGGCTTCGGGATCGGCATGGCCGGCAACGTGGGCAGCCGCGACGCCGGTGCCGGCCCGGCGTACACGGGCTTCTCGACCAAGATGGTCACGGCAACCGGCGCGGTCGCCAACGGTTCAGCAGTCGAGACGGGCTTCACCAACCGCTCGGGCGTCGCCCTGGCGACGGGTCAGTCGGTCTTCGGGTCCAGCACCGCTGCCAGTGCCGTCCCGGCATAAGGGGGTGTCATGGCCGCCGACACCTACGCGGACATCTACGAAAAGCCTGGGGTTCCTTATAGCCTGACGGCCGACATCTACAGCAGCACCGCTATCGGCGGTGCCACGCCGACTGTCGAGACGGCCAGTGTCGTCAATCCGGCTATAGGGGGCGCAACACCTCCGGTCTTGTTCACGCCAGGGGACTTGTACGTCGGCGGGTTCAACGGCAGTTACTACGATCTGAGCAATGGGGCCACGTTGTTCAGCGACACGGCCAGGACGACGCCGGCCGTGGTCGGCGGTCCCGTGCGAGGCATCAGCGATCTGGCCCCTGCCAACAACCCCTTGACCACGTCAACGACAACATTCGTGCGTCGGGTGAATGGTGTCGAGGGGCCACCGGGGGTTGCTAGTTTCGTGGGCTTTGTCAACACCGCAATACCCGAAGGGAGTGCTGCAGGCTGGACTTCGGCAGTAGCAGTCAAGCCTGGGAACCCACTAAATGCTTTCCAGTGGATGGACATGGACAGTCCAACCTTGCGACTTGCCCAGAACATCTTCACCGATGGCAATGTGGATTCATTCGGATGGGTCCCAGGCAGCACCCTTCGGAATGCTCATCTTGCTGGCGGTGTTGTTGCTGGAGTGCCAATAGTGATTGTTGCTGTCTGCACGCCGACATCACTCACGCTGCGCGTGAACAAGGTGCAGGTCGCTCAGGCTACCTGGGCAAGTTCGGTGCCGGTTAATGGGGCGACTCCGATGTCCTTGTTCGCGGGCTACGAGGGCTTGGCTACGCCCAACAACCGGCCATGCGGCAACAGCAGCCAGATGATGGCTGCCGTGTTCGTCGGCAAGCCCTGCAGCCCCGCCGAGATTGACAACCTTGAGAACTGGCTGACCACGAGGGCTGTCTGATGCTCACCGCAGGCGTCCTCAAGTTCGATGCCGAAGGCCGGATCATCCTGTCGGCGGACCTCCCGATTGCGTTCAACGGGGGCACCCCCATCGCAGCCGACGGCGGCCTGTCCACCGCTGCCGGCATCACGCCCGAGATCTTTCTGGCGGCCATCGGCTACCTGGAAGCAGGCTCGATCACCGACAGCACCAACCCCCTGGTGCCGGCTACCGGGCCGATCACCGACGAGACCGGCGCGATCCGCATCAGCAACGATCTGCCCCACCACTGGTATGCCGGGTTGCCGCTGACGGCAGGAGGTTTCCTGGCGGTGAGCGGTGGCAGTCCGCCACCTGTGGACCTGGGCGCATACGACCACGGGTTCGACGCCTCATTCGACATTGGAGATTGACATGGCCCGCAAGACAATGCTCGCGCTGATCGCCCAGGCCGACGCCACGATCCCCGACAACACCGCGCAGGAGATCAGCGCGGCCGACGTGCGGCAACTGATCAAGGACGTGATCGACTCGTTCGCTCCGGGCTACGGCATCCTGAGTGCGGCCACCACGACGCTGATCGCCCTGGGGACGACGGTCCAGACGGTCCACTACACCGCCATCCTGTCGCTGACGCCGGAGTACACCGCGATCCCTGCAGCCGGCTCGGTCACGAGGTTGGCGCAGGGGCTGCCGACGACGGTCAACCGCCTGAGCTTCTACTGCGACGTGAACGCGCCTGCGGGCAACGAGGTGGCGTTCACCCTGGCACGCAATGGCGCAGACATCCCTGGCGGCACGACCGTCACGGGACAGGGCGGCGGCAACCTCGCCAATGCCTCGTTCAGCGTCGGGACCACGAGCCCCGACGGTGCCGACTACACCTACACGATCCACGCCAAGAAGCTGACCGGCGCAGCGGCCGACGTCATCCTGACCAACGTCCGGTTCATTGTCGAATCGGTGCCTACGCTGGGCATCTGACGGCTTACCGGGGATGGGCCGTCCGCGTTACCCCAACATCCCCCATACAAGGAGAATCCAAATGTCACTCGATGCGCAAGGGGTTGATGCCCTGCAGAACAGCACCCCGACCGACTGGTCGAAGTTCAACGGGAGCATCGCTCCAACCGACTACCAGAAGGGACCTTGGCAGGGTGACGACAAGCTCCACGTCCGCTTCTTCAAGCTCGCCCGCATCGACGTGCTGGCGTCCCAGGCGGCGAACCGTCCGGTCTTTAAAGACATGGACTACGTCGAGGTGATGATCCCTGGCGACAAGAACAACATCGTGGTCGAGCCCGTCTGGCAGCAGTACAAGGACCGCTTCCCGCAGAAGTGGGCTCAGTACCTCGCGGGCGAGGAGCAGACCGCCAGCGGCACGCCGCTCAAGGTCGCGCCGTTCCTGACGCCCGCCCTGGTCGAGAACCTGAAGTTCCTGAAGATCGTGACCGTTGAGCAGCTTGCGAGCTTGCCCGACACCGCGATGAACTTCATGGGAGCCCAGGAGTACAAGCAGGCCGCGATCCGCTACCTGAACGTCACCTCCAGCAACGAGTCTCTCCTGGCGCAGATCCAGGCACTGCAGGCACAGGTCGCTGCGCTGGGGGCCACGGAGCCGGAGCGGCAGTCACCCCGCCCCAGCAACGACCCGGCGAAGAACCAGCAGCAGCAGCCCCGCCGCAATTAAGCCCAAGGGAGCATCGTGACTACCTACTCCATGACCAACTTCAGCACCTTCCAGGTGCTGATGCAGCAGGTATGCGGGATGCTCAACCTGCCGATCCCGACCGACCCGGTCGGGTCGTCGGACCCCAACATGATCCTGATGCGCACGGTGGCGAACGTCTCCAGCCTGGAGATGCTCAATGCCTACGAGTGGAGCCAACTCACCAAGGAAGGCACGATCAACGTCAACACGGCGGTGCCGCCCATTCCCGGCGAATCGAACACCGTCGCCTTCGACCTGCCCGGCGACTTCTACCGCTTCATCGACCAGACCCAGTGGAACTCGGGCATGCGCTTCCCTGCGGTCGGCCCGGTCGCGCCCCAGGGCTGGATGACCTATCGGGTCTTCCCGATCTCGGCCAACTTCACGCTGACGTGGCAGATGCGCCAGCGGCAGCTTTGGTTCCTGAACCCCCCGCCGCCGCCAGGGCAGGACTTCAAGTTCATGTACTTGTCCCAGGCACTGGTGCAGGACGCGGACGATCCCAACCTGTACAAGAACATCGCCACCAAGGCAGGCGATGTGTTCCAGCTTGATGGCGTCCTGATGACGCTGCTGACGCGGATGAAGTGGCTTGAGGCTCGGGGCTTCGACTCGTCGGCTGCGGTGCGCGACTTCCTGCTGGCCTACGACTCGCGCATCGGCGCGGAGAAGGGGGCCAACATCCTGAACATGGCCGGCGGCCGGCACGACTACCCGTACATCGGGATCGGCAACCTGCCCGAGGCTTCGCTCTACGGCATGCGGCAAAACTAATTCCCAGTAACGAAATGGCAACGCTACCTCCAGGCTGGGTGATAACTCCGACGGTCGAAATGGTCCCCAATCCCAACAAGGTGGGGCCGGCGTCGGGCGACTTCTTCAGCCGCCAGACCTACATCTGCACCGACGCCCACGGCAACTACGTCTGCTCGTCTGGAGCCCAGGAGGACTGTGAAGCCCAGGCGCAGTCGATGGCGCAGCAACGCACTCAACAACGGCCCTACTACCAATGAGCCTTGTCCCCTACAACGGCCCCCGCCGCACGACGCCCCGCCGGTCGAGCGCGACCCAGAACCATCAGGCGTTCCCTTTCGGTGCGCCGTTGAAGGGGATCGATGTCACCCAGCCGCTGCCTGGGGGCGATCCGCAGACCGCCATCCGGCTGGAGAATCTCATCCCCCGCGTCCTGGGGTGCCAGATGCGCAGGGGCTTCCTGCGCTGGGTCAGCAACCTCTCGGGCGAGGTCCGCACGCTGCTGAAGTACCAGTCGCCGCTGGG